CCGAGGCCGGGGCCTCTGGCGTCATCATCGAGAATGTCAAGTTCGTGCTGCAGGAGGGAAGCGTCGTCACCTGCCTAGAAAAGCGCATGCGCTCGCGTGATCTCAGGTCAGGCCGGAGTGAATGACATGGGGTCCTCGCTGCCGCTCTTCGACCAGGTCGAACTGGCCCGCCTGAGGGCGGAGCGAGAGAAGCTGCAGCGGGATCTGGCGCGGGGCGGCATGGATGCCCATAGCCGCATTCGCAAGGAACAGAGACTGGCGCTGGCGACAGCGCGACAGATCCAGATCGAGCGCAGGCTCGGGATCGGAAAGCGGACATGATCGAAGACGAACAGCAGGACGTACCGGCCAATATCGCGCCCTTCGTCGAGGCGCTTGGCGCCGACGATGCCATGCGGCTGTTTCTTTCGGTCGGCGGCTCGGATATCTATCTGCCGGCCAAGTCGTCGCCGCGCTCGATCGCCGCTCGCACGGTCGGGCCGGACCGGATTGACAAGCTTTCCAAGGTCATGGGATATGGCTATATCAAGGTTCCGCTCGCCCGCCGCTGGGTGGCCGAGCAGATGAAGGCGCAAGGGGCGACCACGGCGGAGATCGCCCGCACCATCCGCGCCGACGTGGCGACCGTTCGCCGCTGGTTTCCGTCTGAGACCTCCAAGCAACTCACCCTTTTCTGATTACCCGCGCGGGTGCGCGGGTGATAGTCGGCCGCGAAGCCTGACATTTTGAGCCTATCGCGGCGTGCCCAAATGAGGCGCGCCGCTCCTTCAAAGGAAGAGGCTCAAACATGAGGACCGTAAGCAGGCAAGGCCGCGCCTTTCTCTATGCCCACGAGGGTGTGGTGTTGCGCGCCTATCGCGACGCGGTTGGCGTTTTGACCATCGGCGCCGGGCTGACCAGCGCCTCCGGTGTCATCACCGTCAAGCCGGGCATGACGATCACGGCGGCCGAGAACGACCGCCTGGTAGACCTGGCACTCAGCCGCAACTATGTGCCTCGCGTCGTCCAGGCACTCGGTGCGGATGCTGCCCAGCGCGCGATCGATGGCGGAACCTCCTTCGACTACAATACCGGCGCGATCCTGAAAGCCTCCTGGGTCGAGGCGTTCCTGGCCGGCAATTCGGCCGAGACGAAAAAACGTCTCGCACTCTGGAACAAGGGCGGCGGAAAGGTGCTGCCGGGGCTGACGCGCCGCCGCGCCGAGGAGGCCGATGTCATCCTGTACGGAAAATACCCGTCGGCCGTGAAAGCCGACGCCGTTCCCGACAGCCGGTTCGCCGCGTTCGTGATCGCGGTTACGCCGGCCGATGTCGAGGCAATCCGCGATGGGTTTGCCTCGATCGGTTACGATCCCGGAGCCGAGACCGGCAATGTCTTGCGCGCCAGCGTCGAGGCCTTTCAGAACGCTTACGACCTCACCGTCGACGGCCGGATCGGGCGCGCCACGCTCTCAACCCTGCAGCGCGAGCTTGACGCTCGGGCGAAGGCAAAGACGGGTGCTGCGACGACGGGGGTGGCGACGCCAGCGGCAGCCGGCGCCGGAGAGGCCGCGCCTTCCGTGGTCGATCCATCCACCGTGCCGGAGGGCGCCGCGCTGTGGCTTGCCGGCGGCGTGCTGGCCATTGGCGTCCTTTACTGTCTCTGGCTCGCCTGGCGCTACCGCGACATCGTCGCCGTGCGTCTCGCCAGCCGCTTCCCCAAACTCGCAAGCCTGTTGAGGAGCTTCTGACATGGCCCCCATTCTCGCCATCATCCTTGCCGCCGCCGCCAAGGCCGGGGCGCCCGTCGTCAAGGCGATTGTCCAGAAACATGCCGGCCCGCTCGCCGGTACGCTCGCCGGCAGCGTCATCGACCAGGTCGCGGCCAAGGTCGGCGTGCCGGCCGAGGATCTGGCGCAGGCCGACCCGACGGCCATTGAAAGCGCGGTGCGCACCGTCGAGGCGGAAACGCCGGAGATGATCGCGCTGTGGCAGGCCGGGCTCGCTGGGCAGTTCGCGCTGCTCCAGTCCGAACAGAAGGAGGGTTTCTGGCAGAGCGCCTGGCGCTGGGGCTGGATGTATCTTCTGGCCTTCCTCTGGCTCTGTGCCTTCCTGTTCTTCCCGCTCGCCCGCTCGCTCGGATTCCTGATCGATCCGATCGACGCGGCGCAGCTCCTGACGCTGACCGGCTGGTTCATCTCGCTCTACATGGGCGGTCATACCGTGAAGGAGATCGGCAAACAGGCGGTCGAGGCTGTCAGGACATGGCGGAGGGACGCATGAATTTCGCCAGCAATGCGGCCTTTGACCTGGCCGAACAGCGGATCGAGGAGGAGCGCGAGGCGGCGATCGCCAAATCGNGCGCAGCACTTCGGGCGTCCGGTACCGAAGACTGCGTCGACTGCGGCTGCACCATCTCGATCGCGCGCCGCCGCGTCTACCCGTCAGCGACGCGCTGCCTTGAGTGCCAGGAGTTCGCCGAGAAGGAGGCCCGTTGCCGATGACGCCCGCAGAGATCTCGCAATACCTCGGCCTGGCGCTGGCGATCATCGCGCTTCTCGGCCATGCCAAGGGCTATTTCTCCAGCGGCGAGAAGGCGCTGATCGCACGCGTCGGCGATTTCGAAAAGAAGATGACCGCACGCGTGGACAAGGCCGAGACGAAGCTGGTCGAGTACGACCGGCGCATCCAGGCGCTGGAGGGCGATTTCAAGCACCTGCCCAGCAAGGACGATATTCACTCGCTCGTGCTAGCCGTCGAGATCATCAAGGGCGAACTCGGCAAGATGGGCGCCACCTATGACGGCGTGAACCGGACGGTGCGCAGGATCGAGGATTTTCTGCTGGAAGAAAGGCCGAAGGCATGACCCCCTATAACATCTACATCGCGGAGAAGGGCCGGCTGGTCATCCTGCAAGCGCTTGCCCGCGAGTTCAACGGCCATCTGCGCGAGGACCTCATTCAGAAGGCAGTCGATCTATATCTCCTGTCGCGCTCGATCGAATGGGTCAGGACCCAGCTGCGCAAGCTGGAGGAACTCGGCGCGATCGACATCACCGAGGACAATGGCAAGCTGATCGCCGGGATCACGCGCACCGGCCGCGACCATGTCGAGCGCCGCTCGCCGGTGGCCGGTATTGCCTGGCCGGAAGACGAGGCCTGACGACATGACCGAAGATGCAGGGCGCGGCCGGCTGACCAGGATCGAGACCTTGCCCGAGGAGGCCGAGGCCGACCTCGCCTGGTTGAACGAAGAACTGCGCGAGATGAAGCGCCCGCAGGTAGCGATCCTGGACGAGTTCAATGCAAGGCTCGCCGATCACGGCATCGGGCCGATCTCGAAGGGCGGCTTCTCGCGCTATTCGGTCAAGAAGGCCCGGCAGTGGCGCGAATATGACGAGCGGCTGAGACTGTCGAAGGCGCTGTGCGAAAGCATGGGACCGGACGGGGCCGACACCATGGCGATTGCGGTTGCCGAACGGATCAAGATGGCGGCCGACGAGCTGCTCAGTCGCGGCGACCTGACACCGAAGGAGATCGGGGCGCTGGCCAATGCCAACCGGGCGGCCGTGACGGCACAACGCCACGCGACGGAATTGCGCCGCTCGCTGGAAAGCGAACAGAAGCGCAAGCTGGAAGCCACGCTGGAAGCGGTCGAGGACGGTATCGCCAAGGACAAGGGAGCAAAGCTCGACGCGCCCGCCGTGCTGAAGATCATCCGCGATGCCTATGGGATCGGATCATGAAGCCGCTCCTTCACGCATATCAGCGGCGCTGGATCAACGACCGGAAGCGGTTCAAGATCGGCATGTTCGCCCGCCAGACCGGCAAGACCTTCACGACGACGCTCGAGATCACCGATCGCTGCTTTGCCGCCGCGACCGAGGGCCGGCGCGAACCGTGGGTGATCCTGTCGCGCGGGGAGCGCCAGGCCGTCGAGGCGATGAACGAGGGCATCAAGCCGCACGCCAAGGCCTATGGCCTGTCCTTCGAGGCGGCCGAGTTCGACTGGAAGGACGAAAGCACCGGCGCCGTTCACAAGGCGCTGGAGGTGACGTTCCCGCATGGTTCGAAGGTGACGGCGCTGCCGGCCAATCCGGACACGGCGCGCGGCTTTTCGCGCAACGTCTTTCTCGACGAGTTCGCCTTCCACAAGGATAGCAAGGCGATCTGGGGGGCGCTCTTCCCGGTCATCTCCAAGGGCTGGGACATCCGTGTCACCTCGACACCGAACGGCAAGGGCAACAAGTTCTACGAGCTTATGACGGCAAACGACGACACCTGGTCGCGCCACACCGTCGATATCTACCAGGCGGTGGCCGACGGGCTCGACCGCAACATCGACGAGCTTCGCGCCGGTCTGGCCGACGACGATCTCTGGTCCCAGGAATTCGAACTGAAGTGGCTCGACGAGGCGAGCGCCTGGTTGAGCTACGAACTGATCGGCTCTTGCGAGGACGAACAGGCCGGCGTCCCGGAAAACTACCAGGGCGGGCCGTGCTATGTCGGCCGCGATATCGGCCGCCGGCAGGACCTTCATGTCATCTGGGTCTGGGAACTGGTCGGCGACGTGCTGTGGGAGCGCGAGCGGATCGAGCAGAAGCGCGCGACGTTTGCCGCCATGGACATGGCCTTTGACGACGTGATGACCCGCTACCGCGTGGCGCGCGCCTGCATCGACCAGACCGGCATGGGCGAAAAGGTCGTCGAGGATGCGCAGATCCGCTATCCGGGGCGGATCGAGGGCGTGCTGTTCACCTCGTCGTCCAAGCTGATCATGGCCACCCAGGGCAAGGAACGTTTCGAAGACAGGAGTGTCAGGATCACGGCCGGCGATGTTCCGCTGCGCTCCGACCTGCACAAGCTGCGCAAGATATCCGGCCCGACCGGGGTGCCGCGTTTCGTCGCCGAGCGCGACGACGATCACGCCGACCGCACCTGGGCGGCCTTCCTCGGCATCAATGCGGCGGCGGGCATGGGCGGCGCCCGCTGGATGCCGATGATGCCGGTGCCCGAGGCGGCCGGGCAGCCCTCCGGTCCCGATATGGACATCGACAAGAACTGGATACCGGCAGATGTTTAAGGCATTTAAAAAGGCACTCTCTGCGATGCGGCACAGCCCGCAAGCGCCGGTCGCCATGCAGCGTATGCTCACGCGCACCCGGTTCGACTATCGCAAGGCGATCGGCGACGGGCTCGATTCGTCCGTCGTGACGGCCCCGATCCAGTGGATCCAGCGGGCGGCGCCGGAAGCGAACCTCACCGTCAAGCGCAAGGATCGCAGCGGCCAGGTGACCCAGCTCGACGATCATCAAATGCTGGCGCTGATTGCCCGGCCAAACGCCTTCTATGGCGACCTGACGCTGTGGGCGGCGACGCTGATGAGCTATTGCCTTGCCGGCAATGCCTACTGGATCAAGCTGCGCAACGGCATCGGCCGGCCGGGCGAACTCTGGTACGTGCCGCACTGGCTGATGGAGCCGAAGGGGTCGCAGGACGGAACCGAGTTCCTGACGCACTATCTCTATTCTCCGGGCGGCGGCCATGAGCCGATCCGCCTCGATCCGGCCGACGTCATTCATTTTCGCCAGGGCATGGACCCGCGCAATCCACGCCTCGGCCTGTCGCCGATCGATGGTGTCATTCGCGAGATCTTCATGGATCTCGAAAGCTCGAATTTCGTTGCCTCGCTGCTGCGCAACATGGGCGTGCCGGGTGTGGTGATCAGCCCGAAGAACGGCGGCGTGGTTTCAGCTGAGGACGTC